CCCAGTACTTAAGAGACTCTTAGGTATCTCCATAGCAAAGGAGAAGATAGTGGACACCCTCGTGCTATCAAGACTGGAGAACCCCTCAAGGGAAGGAGGGCATTCCTTAAGGGCATGGGGTGACAGACTAATGTTCCCGAAAGGGGAACATGAAGACTGGAGTAGCTTAAGTAGTGATATGATTGACTATTGTGAACAGGACTTAAAGGTAACGGAGAAAGTATATGATACCCTTATCACTGCTATGGCACCATTTGAAGGTGAAAGTGTTGTACTGGAGCATCAGGTTGCGCATATTATACACACACAGGAGACTACAGGTTGGCTACTGGATCAAAGGAAAGCTTGGGAACTCTTAGGCTACCTACAGGAGGTTGAGTTGACCTTAGTGGAGAAGGTACATGAGGTCTTTAGACCATTACCTACCTTCAACAAGGTCATCTCTCCTACCACCAACAAGGATGGAAGCCTGTCGGCAGTGAGTCTTAAGTTCTTAGGGGACGCTAAGGTCAACGTAGTAGGACCCTTCTCTAGGGTTGACTGGCCTGAGTTTAACTTAAGTTCCAGACAGCAGATAGGTAGATACCTTAAGAGGTTTGGGTGGAAGCCTAAGACCTTTACCCCTACAGGTCATCCCATAGTGGATGAGGTGGTCCTTAAGGACGTAAAGGGAATACCTGAGGCCCTTCTGATTGCGGAGTACCTGTTGGTCAACAAGAGGATAGCTCAGATTAAGTCATGGTTGGAACACGTAGATCAAAGTGACGATAGAGTACATGGTAAAGTTAATTCAATTGGTGCCGTCACTGGGCGTATGACACACTCCAGCCCTAATATGGCACAAGTACCTGCAAGTTATTCCCCCTATGGTGAGGAGTGCCGTGAGTGTTGGGGAGTACCAAAGGGTAAGAAGTTAGTGGGGATGGACGCAAGTGGTCTTGAACTAAGAATGTTAGCACACTACATGAAGGACGAAGACTATGCGAATGAAGTCATTAACGGAGATGTACATACAGCAAACCAAAATGCTGCTGGACTTGCAACAAGAGACATTGCAAAAACTTTCTGCTATGCAATGCTATATGGTGCAGGAAGTGCCAAACTCGACAGTATCGTCGGAGGCAGAAGAGGAGATGGAAGCAAGGCTAAGGAAAGACTTCTCAATAATATCCCAAGTCTGGGACAATTATATGCAAGGGTTGAAGCAGCCTGTAAAAGAGGATACTTAGTTGGCCTAGACGGTAGGAAGCTACACATTAGGTCCCCTCATGCAGCACTTAATACACTGTTACAAAGTGCAGGTGCCATAGTAATGAAGAAGGCACTGGTTATCTTTGAGGACTATAGACTTAAGGCTAACTTAGATGTACTCTACTTAGGGAATATCCACGATGAGATACAACTTGAGGTGCCTCAGGCACAGGCAAATAAGGCAGGTTGGTTGGCAGTTGAGTGTATGAAGGCAGCGGGTGAACACTTTAACATGAGGTGCCAGTTGGACGGAGACTATAAGATAGGACTAAATTGGTCTGAGACACATTAGTTGTTGACACATAGGATCACTTGTGTTATCATTAGGGATAGGAGAGATAAACATGACTAAGACAATAGACACACTGGTGGAGGACATCTACAACCTTATGACCACTAAGAACACAGTGGACCAAGGTGCGCAGACTGAAGAACTCATTGAGCAATTTGGTGAGAACATGAAGTCCATTATGCGTAAGGAGTTTGTCCCCGGCACACGGACATGGGACGGAAGGAAGCTTAGGTTGTCGGCACTTGGGCACCCAGACCGTAAGCAATGGTACTCCTTTAATAAACATAGAGGTGAGAAACTTGAGGGTTCAACCTTAGTTATGTTCCTTTACGGTCACCTAGTCGAGGAGATGATCTTGTTCCTTACTCGCCTCAGTGGACACACAGTTACAGATGAACAGAAGTTATGTGAAGTAGACGGGATCAGAGGTGCAATGGACTGTCGTATAGATGGGACTGTAGTAGACGTTAAGTCCACAAGTGGAGGTAACTTCAAGAAGTTCTCCCAAGGGACCTTAGCGGCTAAGGATGACTACGGTTACATTGACCAGCTTAAGGCCTACGCTCATTCAGAGGGGGAGAGAGCATGGGCATGGTTGGCTATGGATAAGTCCACTGGGAAGCTTGCTGTACTTAAGCAGGACTTGGATGACACCGACGATCCAATGCATGAGTTCTACTCTCAGAGTATTACGGAGAGAGTGGCCCATGTAAAGGAGACAGTAAAGCAGGAGGAGAAGCCTGACGTCTGTTATCCCCTTAAGACCATAGGTAAGTCAGGTAATACTAAGTTGGACTTCCTATGTGGTATATGTCAATACAAGAAACTATGCTACCCGGACCTCAAGGCATTCGAGTACAGCTATGGTACTGAGTACCTTGTGGACATCGTAAAGGAGCCTAAGGTTGCTCCGACAGTTAAACTAGATAAAGGATTTTAAAGACATGAGTACACAATATAAGATTATAAGTTCACCCCGCCTTGACCGCATTGAGGACACAGTTACAGGGTTACTAAATGAAGGATGGGAGCTATCAGGTGGTCCCTTCATATCCCAAAGTGGAGGGATGGCACAGGCGATGCTACTTAAAGACCCACCCATGAAGAAGCCAGCCAAGGTAGGGCCAAAGTAACATGAAGAAGAAACTTAGGACACGTAACAAATGGGAGGCTAAGTTAGCAGGGGTCCTAAGTGACCTCTGCGACTATGAACCATTCCATATCCCCTATGTGGTACACAGGAAGTACACTCCGGACTTCGTAGGGGACACAGTGGACCACACATTAATCATTGAGGCCAAGGGATACTTCAGGGAGGGTGACACACTTAAGTACAAGTCCATTAGGGACTCACTAAGTATAGAACAGGAACTGATCTTCATCCTATACGAACCCAACAAGAAGGTACGTAAAGGGGCAAGGCTCTCTATGGCCCAGTGGTGTGAGAAGGAGGGTCTCAGATGGTTTACTGATGAGACTATACTAGATGCCTTTACTACTTGAGGACCTTATAGCAAGGGTATCTGATCTAGCGGACGTAGAGTTACTCTGTGAGATTATGGACATTACCAGTGAGGATATACTGGAGAGATTTAGTGACCTAGCGGAGCTACATCAGGAGGACTTAAGGGAAATCTTTGACGTAGATACAGCGATGGACATAGATGAGGATGAGGAGGGGGACGAGGAAGATGACGAAAGAGAACAAGACTACTATGACTAAGGCAGGTAAGATAGTAGGGGTAATCTTACTTGTGCTACAGCTTATCTTTGTAGCTTGGGTGGTCTCAAGTGTATATACACATGTAATAACAATGTGGGAGGCTCTAGGGATATGGGTCCTCGTACAATTAACTTTCACCGCAACAATACACTTCATTAAGGAACTAAAGAAATGAGTGCAAAAGGCCCACAAGTAAAGGAGTGTGATGACCTCCATGCCGTCAAGTATCGACTACCCAATGAGTCCTTTGAGGAGGGGATGGAACGTAACGCAGCGTCCATGTCGGATACAGAGGACCACCGGAGGGTACTTAAGCCCATCCTATTAGACCAACGCTTCATGGCTGGAGGTAGAGTACAGGCTGCTATGGGTAGTCCACGTACTGTGACTGCCTTTAACTGCTTCGTAAGTGGTACCATTGAGGACTCAATGGACTCCATCATGGACAGAGCCAAGGAAGCAGCGGAGACTATGCGTCGAGGTGGTGGTATAGGGTTTGACTTCTCAACCATTAGGCCACGTAATGATCGTATTGTATCCTTGGACAGTTCAGCCAGTGGCCCTGTGTCCTTCATGAATATCTATGATGCAGTATGTCAGACCATCGTGTCCGCTGGACATCGTAGAGGTGCCATGATGGCAGTGCTACGTGTCGATCACCCTGACATTGAGGAGTTCATTAGAGCCAAGAAGAATGAGTCTCAGCTAACTAACTTCAACATCAGTGTAGGAGTAACTGATGAGTTCATGGAGTGTGTACGTAAGAAGACACCCTTTACCCTTAAGTTTGAAGGTAGACAGTACAACACAATTGACGCAAGTGCCCTATGGGATGAGATCATGCGTAACAACTGGGACTGGGCTGAACCGGGAGTCATCTTTATTGATAGAATAAATGAACAGAATAACCTATGGTACTGTGAGACCATTGCAGCAACTAATCCATGTAACTAAGTTTACTGCATGGCTTGTAGGGTGACCTACTCGACTAAATATTCCGTGAATTGCTGGAAACCCTAAGGTAGGGCAATCAGCAGCCAAGCTTAAGCAGAAATGCTTTTGAAGGTTCAGAGACTACAAGGTAACTTAATCAACCACTTCTTAGAGGAAACGGTTATGAAAACAGCAGCAAGTATAAAGAAGATAATGTATGGTGTCCTAATATCTGATGGCTCATTGGATAGAGGCACAAGACGCTTTGATCTTTATTCTAAACAAAAGGACTATGCTACTTACATACAGCAAGTCCTCTCTCAGCTTACACACACAAGGTTCTCCTTAAAGGAGAAGTTTGACCCTAGATTTAATACAACTGGGTATAGAGTGTGGTCAACGAGGTCTAAGTACTTAAGTAAAATGTACGAGATTCTCTATCCCAACAATGGGAGAAAAGCTCTATCAAAGTACGTATGTGATAGACTAGACACTGAGGCCTTTGCACATATTTGGATGTGTGATGGATACTTAGAACACGCTAAGAACCGGAGGAAAGAGAAGGTTCAGAACGTGGGCTGGTTTTGTTTAGAAAGCTTCCCTAAGGAAGAACTTAAACTACTACAGGATAGACTTTTAGAATTAGGTATAGGGTCTTCCCTCGTAAGTAAACCTTGGGGGTTTGGGTATCGTATTAGAATAGGTGGGGAGAACCTTCAGAAGTTTATCTCACTAATATACCCTTACATTTTAGACTGCTTTAAATACAAAACAGTACTCTTCTATAAACAGGAAAGTACAGCACTAGAGTTACCAAGTGCGGAACACTATGTTGAGACGTATAACATAGTTGAAGATATAGTCCGACACTCCACGAAACTGGAGAGAACTACTGGGTGAACAACCTTTACCACCACATGGGGCCTGTCTATTGGGTTCATTTAACTTAACTAAGTATATTACAGGAGACCCTGATTATGTAGGCTCACGTGCGCCTAAGTTTCACTTTGATAGGTTTAA